GGCGCCCAGGTCGCCCATCAGCGTGTTCTTTTGATCGGGCGCGCTGACCAAGTATCGGATGACGGTCTCAAGATCGCTGTTGTGCTGGATGTCGTCCTGCGCGATCTTGGCAAAGTTGGGATCCATGAGCTGGCGCGCAAGCACCGGCGACTCCGACATCACGCGCTGCGCATTGAGCAAGCGCACGCGTTCGCGGCGACGCACTTCGATCAGATTGTCCTGCACGGTTTGCTCGGGCAGGCCACTGGAGCGCGACAGCTTGAGCGCTTCGGCTGCCTCATCAGGGTTGACCGGACTTACAAAATCAAGGATGCCACGCAGACGCTGCTGCTTTTCTTCCATGATTTGCTGCGCTCTCTCCATGTACGGGTTCTCACCAATTGGTGTGACACCACTCTGCGCGCCCTTTGTTGCAAGCAGTTCTTGCGCTGTCTGCATGTATGGATTGTCAGCCACGTTGTGATCCTGTTTTCTTGAGAGTTGAGCTTAGTCGTCTTGCCTGCGACCGTGATCGACCCACCACTGCACAATGTTCTTCTCTGTGCGCGGCTCGCCAGCCGCACGCAATGCGTCGATGATGTTCTTGCGTTGGCCCTTGGGCACTTCGGCCACGCGCACCTTGACGGGCTTGGTCTGTGCCGCTCCCGGAGCGATTGGCTCATTGACAACCACGTAGGCGGTGCTCAGGTCATCGGCCTTGATGGTCGACAGCGGAACTTCCTTGTCACTCAAGAGTGAGCGCGGCTTGTAGACCTTGTCCAGCTCCATGTCGGTCACAATTTTCTTCAGCTCGTTGGGGCTTGCTTTGCGTCGCCCTTGCAGCTCGGTTGCCTCGAAGTTGGCCACGCGTTCTGCAAAGTCGCGGCGGTATTCGATGAAGGCCAGCTTCTGATCATCGTTGGGTTTGCCGTTTGCCGGCAGGATCGTCATCTTCGTGGCCGAGTCTTTGATCAGGTCTTCGCTGGAGATGATCGTGCTGCCCTCGATCTTGTTTTGCAACGAGTCCCACTTTTGCAGCAAACCAGCGGTGTTGCTGATGCCGACCTTGGTCCAAGTCGCAGCCACTTCTTCGCGAGTCATTGTTTGCAGCCTGCGCGGGTCGGATAGCTCGAACAAGTACGGCGCGTTCTTGCGCGCCTGCTCGGCCTCGATGCGGTTGCGATCCTCGATGCCGCGTGCCCACAACATGTGGTTGCGGTCAGTCACCGCGTTGATAATCTCGTTTTGCTTGGCCCCGCCCAGCGCCTTAAACTGCGGCATCAACTGGATTGCCTTCAAGCTCTTGCCCTGCGAAAGCGCCAGGCCAATAGCGTTGGTGTTGGAATTGTCGAACTCCGACTGGCTCTTGTCCCACGCAGCGGCGCGAGAGCGCAGCTCATCGATCGTGGCTTTGACTTTGAGCGGCTCGTTGGGGAAAGTTTCGCGAGCCGTCTTTTCCAGCAGCGCCAGATCGATAGGGTCGTTGTAGCCCTTCGGACCCTTGGTCGCCCAGATGTCGTCAGCGGTGTTGGAAGCCACAACGGCGGCGGCATCCTTGTTCAGATCCTTTTCGAGCTTGGCGCGCTGCTCGGGTTCGATCTCGTTGTAGTTGCGCTTGAAGTATTCCTGCGCCTCGGTGACTTTCTCAAGCGAGGTAAAGGTGTCGATGACCTTGCGATGGAGCTGCGTGGTCTTTTCCATGCGCAGCGCCTTGGCGGTCTCGGAATCAGGAGCAAAGCCCTTGAGCTGCGCATAGGCGTTGACCTCTGCCAGCATGGTGGCCTTAGAGGTTTGGTATTGACTCTTGTCTTGATTCCAACCAAAGAAGTTGTTGGCCGCATCGTTGAGCGAGTTTTCAACGCGCTTGGAGGTCTCGGTCTCGTTGTAGATGCGGGCCTGGCCAGCGGCATGCGCATCGATCTGCTGCGCTGCCATTTGCAAACGACGTTGTGCCACGTCGCTGAACATCTTGCGCTGCATGTCGTTGCTCAAGTTCTCGCCGGCCTTCATCACCGAGTCGGTGGCGTACTTGTGCGCATCCTGGCGCCGATCGATGGCATCTTTGCCTTGCAACGTCAGGAAGCCTGACTTGGGGTCGTGCATCAAGCGGTTGAGTGACTCGGCCACCTTGTTGTCGGCTTCCTTGGTCGCGGCCTCGTTAATGTCCTTCTGGATGTCGAGCGCGATCTTGGCGACCATGTCGCCGCCTTTGACCATCGACTCGCCCAGTTGCTGTTGCTGTTGGCCGGCCACCGAGGCCATGCCAGGCGTCATCGCGGCATCGGCTCGCGTCGGCCCGAGCACCTGGGGCGTGGCTTGGAATTCATCGTAGGTTGGGACGCGTGGCATTACTTGTTACTCCAGAATCCGGTGGACGGTCCTTTCAGACCCAGACCGCCTCCACCTGCACTGTTGAACGCACCCGACTTGTTGAGCATGTACCAGTTCGCAGCCACCTGGCCAGCGCCGCTGATCAAGCTCGAGGTGAATGCCATGTCGGGGTTGATGCCCTCGGCGGTGGCGCGCTTGATCATGGCCTCGTTCTCCGCGTTGACTTTTTGCATGCGGATGGCATTGGCCTGCTGAATTGCGTTGGCGTTGATGGTGAGCGCATCGGACTGCGCCATGAAATCCGTGCTGGCCAGCATGTTGGTGGCCGTGTCGGATCCGGCCATGTCGATGCCGTTTGCGGCCATGGCCACCTTCTGACTCGACTTCACATGCGCAGCTCTGAGCATGACGCGTTGCTGCTGTTGTTGGCCTGCGAGCAACGCGGATTGTGCCGAGAGTTCGGCGGTACGTGCATTGACGTCAGCGATGTCGGCCTGGAATCGCAAGGCATTGCGCTGGCCCACGGCTGCGCTGCGAGCGCCAAAGGCACCCAGCAATACGCCGGCTCCTTGAATCGATATGGCGGTGACAGCAAATGACATGTTGTTGCCTTCTCTTGATGGTTGAACCATACCCGCCAATGGCGGGTACACGCGCACCTTATGCGCCTAACGCAACTTCCAGCGTCATCGACACAACGGTAAGGGGTAGCGGGTCGGCCTGGCGGACAAACACCTGACCGGATTGATTCCAGGACGGATCGATCACGATCTGGATCTCGTCGGACTTCAATGCCGGTGGTGTGCCGTAGGCCTCGGTGCTGCGCTGCTTGGCCTCGGTCAACGTGCTGGCGTTGGGGCCAGCAAAGATGCCCGAGCTGCGGTACACGCGCAGCCACACCTTGTTGACGTTCTTGGACCGACCCTGGCCAAAGGCCGCATCGATCTGCGCCCACCAGGGCAGCGTGTTCAAATCGGCCGTGATGGGCAGGCCCAACTGAACCTTACTCGAGGCTTGCTGCAAGCTGATCGTCCCACCGGTGACCACGCGCTGCGGGTGCACGGCGCCGTCGGCCAGGATGTTGACCGTCTTGCCCTCGAGCCAGCTCAAGCCGCTGATCGAGTCGCGGGCAAACACAAACGACGCGGTGGCCGTGTTGCGGTAGGCCGCTGGCAAGGTCTTGTCCACCCGTGCTGTGGCCACCGTGGTGCTGGTGGTGCTCAGGATCGTGAGCCGGTAGATAGTGCCGTCGGCCGCAGTGAACACAATGGCGTCGTTGACGTCGCTCGTGCCGGGGTAGACAAACAGCGCTGCGCTGGCCGTGATGGTCAGCGTGTCGGCCGGCCCCCAGGTCGTGCCACCGCTCACGGTCACCGTGGTGGCCGTGGTGTTGGTGCCGTCGAACGTGGCACCGCAGTCCACAAAAAAGGCATCCGCCTGGGCCGTGAACTGGCGAGTGCGCATGCGCTCGACGTAGCGCACGCTGGCGCCGTTGACGGTGCGCTTGACCACCACGTAGAGCACGTCCTCGTTGCCCTCTGCGACCACGCAGCAGCTCTCAAACGTGCCGTCGGTGTCGTGCTGGTGCCAGGCACCCACTTGCTGCTCGGGCACGTAGGTCAGACCCAGGAGCTTGCCGTTGGAGGACACCGCCCACACAATGGGCTGGGGCGACTTGGCGTAGGCCATGTCGACGATGTTCAGGTTGTCGAACAGGTGCGGAGCGCGCAGGCTCAGGTCGCCGGTGACAAAGCCCGAGGCCTGCCACGAATAGGCCAGCTCGCGCATGTGCCCGCCGCGTGCTGCCGGGTAGATCATCTGGTTGTTGATCACCACGGGCTGCACGTTGGAAGCACCCACGTAGGACTGCGGCTTGACCGACACGGTGCTGGGCGTGATGGCGTCCGAGTTGACGCTGGTCACGCGCCATTCGGCCGCGCTGGTGAGCAGCACCAGGCTGGTCAAAGGCACGATGTGGCGGATGGTGTTGGCCTCGCGAGCGGCCACGCGAAAACTGATGGCGTCATCGTCTTGCGTGGGCAGCGAATAGGCCAGGTTCGACTCAGTGCCCGAGCGAGTCATCCACAGGTTCTGCGGCAAGTTGAGCGTGCCGGCAAAGCAGCGGCGCTGCTCAAAGTAGGACACCGCCCCAGGGTAGTTGCCCGAGCTGCTGAACGGGTTCTGGCTGATAAGCGGCGTGCGGCCCATGTCGGCCGCGATGTTGTCGTCCACGAAGCTCGTGCTGGATGCCTGACCAATGTACCCGTACAGGCCACCGCTGAACTTGTAGACGTTGTAACGCTGTGCGCCCGTGACGGCCGACCAGTTCACCGTGTTGTAGTTGCCGGTGGTGAGCAGGTTGTTGTTCACGTTGGCGCTGCTCGATGCAAGCGACTCATCGATGCCGTTGTCGCCCACTGCGGTGACCACGTACTTGTAGTTCGTGGACCCGGTGCCGGTGGCCGTCACGCTCACGCCCGTTGGCGCGGACAAGCTCGACGCAAACGAGATGGTGGTGAGCGTCCAGTTGGTGGCGCCCAGGCGTCGCAGCTCACGCGGGGCGTAGTTGGGGTGCACGATGGTGAGCACGTCGGCCGACTGCACGTAATGCAGGTCGAACAGATCCGCCTCGAGGTAAGGCGTGGGGATCTCGTAGGTGGTGCCGGTCAACGCGTACCACTTGCCCGCTGCCAGGTCGGTGGCAAAGGTGCCAGAGGTGTGCGCGGTGGTGCAGTAGTAGTTCGTGCCGCCATTGGAGCGCAGATCGCCAACGACGTAGGCCGTGGCCGTCACCCAGGCTGTCACGGTGCCCGTGGTGAGCGTGGCGCCTTGCGTGTGAAAGCGCAGGTACTGGTCGCCGAACTCGAGCACCATGGTCTGCGTGGTGCTGAACGAGAAGGGAATCAAGCGCGTGCGTTTGCCAGCGGTCTTGACCGAGTTGACGTAGGCAAAGCCTGGCCGGTTGGCCGCAGGCCCGTGAGGCAGCGTGATGAAGTTGCGGCACAGTGCCAGGCCGGACTGAAACTTGGCGTCATCGATGCGCCCGAAAAACTCGGGCGTCAGCTCGCCACCACCAAATGAGCGCGTGAGTGTGCGGATGTTGGCCATGCTTATCGCCCCGCAATCCAGCCCACGTTCTGAGCGATGTGGGTGCGGCGCTGATTGGCGTCAGAGGCTGCGGCCTTGGCCAACATGCCCATGGCATTGCCCATGCAGCGCTTGGCCTCTGCGGCGCCAATGTCGCCCTTGAGGATGGGGCCAGCCAGGTAGCTGGCCAGATACCAGGTCAGCGCATCGACAAACAGCGGCGAGAACACCGTGGTGTCGGTCACGAAGCGCGTGTACCGGCACACGGCCTCTTCCTGGTTGGTGTAGATCACCACCGTGCCGTCTTCGAGGGTTTCCTGCGAAAAGGTCTGCGGCGTGTAGGTGCCCGATCCAATGAGCGGCACACCGGTTTGTGTGAATCCGTAGTTGTTGCCCACGCTGTAATCGTCGCTGACATCAGGTGGCAGGATGGCCAGCAAGTTGAGCGCGTCGCTTGGCGAGGCGTAGCAGTACTGCCACTCAGGCCAGGCCGAACCCAGCAGCGCCAGGCTGGCTCGCGTGGTGGCAAAGTTCCATGCGTGCAACTCAAGCAGCGAGTCGCGAGCGATGGGGTAAAAGCGTGCGCAGTGCTCGGACTGAGCGCTGCCCTCGGGCGGATTGATGCTGGACACAGTGGCTGTGTCGCCCAGGTGGCCCAGCGCTACGTTGCAGATGTCGACTTCGGATGCCATGGTGTGCCCTTAAAAAAAGAAGGGGAGCGCGTGGCCCCCCTTCGGTTCTACCCGCAGAAGGGGGAGGATCACTCCCCCGCCTGCTCCTGAGGCTCAAACGGCGCATCGCCGCCCTTCTTTCCCTTGGCCTTGGCCACGGGGCGATCACTCTCGATCAATTCCAAATTCGAGCCGGGCCGACCGTCGTATTCGACAATCTCGCCCTCCTCGCGAATGGCGTTGTTGATGAACGATTTGGCAAGGACTTTGTATTGCGCCATGTTGTGCTCCTATTGGGTTGAACGGTTGGTTGCTTAGACCACAGTGAAGCCAGAAGCGTAGTACTTCTTGCCGTCCTGGATGGTTTCGACCACGTCAGCGATGAACTTGCCAGCGGTCAGCGGGCCAGTGGACACGACGTAGTTGGCACCCAAGTAGCGCAAGCCCAACGATGCCACTTGCGGGTTGATGCGCACGGCGATGTTGGCACCCAGGGTAAGGGCGGTCTTGGCAATGGGGCCAGAGCTGCCCAGCACCACGGGGCTGGTCAGACCAGCAGCGGCAGAGGCAATGACCTGGAATTCCACGGTGGCCGCACCAGCCGCAGTAGCGGCTTCGGTCACTGCGAAGTTCATGTACAGGTCGTTGCCTTCGCCGATGTCGCGGGCGACGGACAGGTCGATCGTGTCGGTCGACACGGCGGTGCTGGTGACAGCCTGGCTGTCAGAAACGCGGAGGAATTTATCGGTGATCATGATTGAGAACCCTTTCGATCAGATTGTTGGATTAGGAAACGACGGCCTCGGTGTTCAGGAGCTGGTCGACGCGACGCAGCGGAACACCCAGGAAAGACAGCCACGAGCTGGGTTGGCCGAATTGGGTCAGACCCTCTTCGATCTTCAGCACGTACTGAGACTTGTCCATCGCAGCCAAAGCCAGACCAGAGTGCACGGTGCGGTTCATGTAGAACGCGCCACGGCCCATGGCCATGTTGGGGATGCGGTACATTGCGCGAGCCATCAGCTTGACGATGTTGGTCGCGGCAGATGCGGCTTGAGTGCCAGTCTGGCCAATCAAGTCGGACACATCGATGTTGCAGATGCGAACGACATAGCGCCAGTCTTTCACGACCAGGCCGTTCTTCCACTGGTAGTGGGTGCGGTAGGCTTGGTAGCGAGCGCCGGTGGAATCCCACACAGTGTTCAGGCCCAGGTCTTCGTGCACCAGACCAGCCTTCGAGCCTTTCGGGAAGGGGCAGAACACGGTTTGGTCACCCCACACCACCAGGTAGATCGAGGTGTTGTCGGAGCCAGAGCCGCCGGCAGACAGGATGTTCTGAGCGTTGCCACCAGACAGGCTGGAGTAACGTGCAGCCAAACCCAGGTACTGCTTGGGATCGGTGCCGGGGTTGCCGTAGAACAGCGTCTGGGCTTGAGTCTGGTTCATGGACTCGAGGAACGCGGTGTCTTCGGACAGACGGAACTGGGCGGTGTTGCCGTTCAGCTCGGCCAAGTCCTTGTCGACTTCCGAGTAGGCTTCCAACATACCGCAGGCTTCGTCCACTTGAGCAGTGGTCGACTTGCTGGTGGGAATACCTTGGTTGATGGCACGCCAGTAGACGGTGGGCAGGCCGGTACGGATGACCACGCGGTGACCGGTGGGCAGGTTACCTTCCATGAACACGCAGTCCTCGAGGACTTCGTTGGACTGCGAAAGCAGTTCAGCGACGACGGGCACGCGGCCATCGGGATCTTGACGTTTGGCCCAATCCGCAAGGGTCAGAGCGCCGGTAGACAAAGTTGCCATGATGATTTCCTTTCAAAGGTTACTGATTCGGATACAGGGACTTGGCTGGATCTTTCGCCCCTGATTTCGGACCACCGCTGCCAGATGGCACAAAGCGGTCCTCACTGATTGCCTTCCCGGCCTTGAAAAACGCCCGGATGATTTCCGGGTGGTTGCCAAGACCAGACTCGTTCAGCAGCGTGCGCAGTTCCGGCGTACCGAAGGCGTCCATCGCCTTCTTTGCCACCGCCAAGTTCTCCTGGAGCTTCTCGCCCCCGAACTCCTTGTCGGTCTTTGCGGCCTCGCCCCAAGCGGTTCGAGCTGCTTGTGCTTGCTCGAGCATTCGCGTCTGCATCGCAGGCGCGAGCTTGTTCATGAGACCCTGCGCAGCGTCCTGGGACAGGCCGGCATCCTTGGCGAACTCGGAGAACGCATTCACCGCAGCCTCGTCCATTTGGACGTTTTCAGGCATGGTGAACTCGTACTTCTCGGGAACCTCAGGCTTGGCGTCCTGCTTGTCCCCTGCGTCGCCCGCTTTGCCATCACCCTCGGCAGTGTTTGCTGCATCCTGGGTTTGCTGACCGTCGGTCGCTTGCTGCTGTTGTCCGCTCGTGTCGCCTGCTGCTGGCGCGGTAGCGCTCGCGGCTGCGTCACTTGCGGGTTGCGATGTGGTGCCTTCAGTGGTCGTTGTGGCGTCCGTCATCAGCGTGTTTTCTGACATCGTTTTGCTCCTTGAGCATTAACGCGTACTGGTCTGGACACACCTCGTGAATCTGTGCCATGAGCATCAGACCGACATTGCGCTGACCTTCCCGAAAGAAGGTCTCGCTGTTGCCTGTGAACGAGGTGCGAAACACACCAGTACGCTCCAGCAGGCGCCACACTATGCGACGCCCTCTCTTGCTTCCCATGAGCCACTTGAAGTCGTCCTTCTCCTGATCGATGGCCAGTTTGTTGCGCTCGTCGGATTGCTCCTTGGCGCGTTCCTGGCCACGAAGGTCAAGGGGATCAAAGTTGCTCATGTGCGGAATTTATGCGGTGATCGTTGTGTTACGCGCACCAATCACTCATCACCGCCATATAGCATGGTCGCTGCCTTGGCGGTGTCGGCGTTGCCCTGTGGCTTGACGTCCAGGTTGGTGATCTGCACGCACACCGAAGTGTCTTTGCCCTCGGAGTCGTCGCCGGCCTCCAGCTCTTCGGTGCGGCGAGTGATGATGCCAATGGCCTGGATGGTGACCTTCTGGCCGGCGGGCAGCTTGCCGTTCAAGCCCAGCGCCTCGACGATCTCGCCGTCCAACCGCAGCTCCGTGCCGTAGCCATACTCGCTGTCGACGTAGACCTCGGCCTCGCGGTGCTCGTTGACCTGCTTCAGATCGATCATGCCCATGAATTTCTCCTTCAGACTTCAGATGGTGAGGGTGAGTTGTAGCCACTGAACATGCCCATCACATCGGTGAGCGCGTTCTGACCACCGGTGTTGGCGTTGGACAGCTTCTGTGCAGTGTCCGCGTTCTGGTTCATCATCGCGGCGCGCTGTGCCACCTGCTGGGCCTGGGCGCGCTGCTCACGAATGAAGGCCACCTTGTCGCTGGGCACGATCAGCTCGGGGCTGATGCCCAGCATCTCGCTGTACTCGTCGGCCCACTTGTCGGCGTCGAATTTGTCGAGCACGTCTGGCTTGATGCCGGCCACGGCACCCAGGTTGCCCACAAAGCGGTCCACCCCGTTGGTGGCCACGGCACGCTGGGCCTGGGCCAACATGGACACAAACTCGACGTTGATGTCCATGCCTTGCAGCTCCTGGGGCGGAGGCGCCACGAGCTGGGCATCGACCATGCGCGAGAACGTCATCTCGATCATGGGGTCGAGCAGCTCGTTGTGCAGGCGCTCGAGCACGGGGCCGAGCATGAGCAGCTTCTCTTCGTGACGCTCGGCCACCTCGGTGGCTGTCATGCGCGCATCGGTCTGGTTGGCCAACATCAAGAACAGATCCGCGTAGAACGAACCACGGATGCGCTCGCGCACGTCGTTGATGTCCATGAGCAGGTGGTTCAGATCCAGGTTCACCTCGAACGCGGTCTTGATGCCACCGGAGTTGCTGGCCATGTCGACAAACGACACGCCACCTGGCAGCGTTTCCACGTCGCGGTTCTTCATCGAGGTAGGCACCTGGAGGGGTGGCTTGGTCTTGTAGTCGATTGCCTGGGCCTTGCGCAGTTGCTCGTGCTGCAACTGCTTGATGTCGCCCAAGGCCTCCATGCCGGGGCCGTTGCCGTAGATGTCGCCACCGGACACGGACCAGCGCGGAGCCAGTGCGGGAAACTCCTTGAAGCCAGACTCGCGCAGGTACTTGCCAGGCTGGGCGTTCAGCTCGAAATAGCACGAGCGCCAGGGCATGTTCTTGGCGTCCTTCATGCGCGGGTCGCGGTCCACGCGTGGCTCGATGCAGTGCACGATCGTGATCCACTGGTCGAGCGAGCCACGGTCGTGCATGTTCTTGACCATGGGCGTCACGTTGTCGATGCCAAACTCGCCCACGATCTCGGCCACGGTCTTCTGAAACTCGCGGTAGACGGTGTTCACGTTGCCGCGATAGTCGGTGGCGATGGCGTACTCGCCGCAGGTCAGCGGGTAATGGCGGATCACGTCGCTGAAGTCAGGCATCACGATGGACGAGGCGGTGCCAAAGGCGCCCAGCTCCTCGTACATCGAGTGCAGCGCCCGATAGGTGTTGCCCCTGGAGAAGATCTGCAACATCATCTGCGTGTTCTCATGCAGCCAGGCCTTGACCGGCGCGTACTTCATGAGGTCGGGGTCAGCAATGCCCAGGCGGAACCACGGCCTGGCCGGGCTGGTCATGCCAGACATCATGCCGGCCGCGAGCACGCGCAGCGCACGAGTGCCGGTCGAGTCGTAGATGTTGTTGTGCCGGCGCCAGCCCTTGTCGCGGTCCTGGATAAAAAAGCGCCCGCTGCGCGGCAGCAGGTAATCGCTGATCTCTTTCCAATGGGACAGCCAGGATGCGCGCTCGGACTTGAGCGCGCCCCAGCGCGTGTAGAGCTTGTCGCGCATGGGCATGCGCGGATTGCTCTGAGCGTCAGAGGTGAACTCGCTCATGGGTTACATGCCCAGCAGGGTGTTCTTCGACAAGTTGAGTGCGCTCGGGTCGATGCCCGACGGGCCGGTGAGCATGGTGCCCGACGGACCACCGCGCTGCTGCGCGTTGGCCATGATGGCCGACAGGTCGGGCGTCTTGGCGTTGGCTTTGTTGAACGCCTGCTCTTGATCGCTGGCTTGCTTGTCAGCGGCCTGCTTGGCGTTTTGCATGGCCTGCTGCTGGATGGCGTTGGCCTTCTTGGCCTGCTCGTTTTGCAGCACCACGCCGGTGGTCACGGCAGCGGCGCCGATCATGGCCCATGTTGCGGCTGAAATACCAAAGCTCATGTCATTCCCCTTTCAAAGCCATAGGCTGGACAAATTCGATACCGTCGCGGCGGGTTTGCAGCATGTCGGCCTCGCCGGTCATCTGCTCCTCGATACGGGCCACCTCAACCTCGTCGGTGTGCATGAGCGTGGTCCACCAGGTGTCGGCATGTGCAGCACCGGCACGCTTGAACCCGGCGCGGGCCGGGATGACGTGGTAGCCGGTCAGGCGCACGGTGCCGTCATCGGTGGTCACGCTGATGTCGCCACACACCACGCACACGTTGTCGCAGTTGGTGAGCGCACCAGTGAGCACGGTGCCGGCCGGGATGAAGATGGTGCGGGCATACATGCGCCCGTGCACCAGGTGCGTGGTCTCGAGGTCGACCTGTGGCAGCTTGAGCATCTCTTGCTCGAGCTGGCGCACGGCCTCGGGCGAGACCATGAGCGAAGGCAGACTGTCTTCGACTGGCATAGGGTGCATTGCAAATCCCTCAACGGTTTGGGCGAACTATATGGTGGTGCCCAAACGTCACGCGCACCTCAACGCATGGCGGCGTAGGGGTCGTAGTCGCGCTGATCTCGTGAGCGCTTGAACTTGTCCGCCAGCGTGCGCCTGTGCACAGGTGCCGCAAAGGTCAGCGCCAGGGCGTCGGCCTTGTCGGGCGAGCGGCCGATTTCCTCCTTGATGGTGTCCTTGTCGTCCAGCCTGAACTTGTCGCCCTGGAACGAGTACGTGGTCGCGGCCAGCTCCTCGGCCAGCTCTGGATCCTTGGGCAGCGAGCCGCCCGCCTTGATCCACTTGGCCA